CCTTAGTCCAGTCTTCAAATGCATTAGATGCTTCTTCTTTAGTATTAAAGGTAAAGATGTTTACATCTTTACCTTTAATTTTAGACTTTGCTTGCCACTTCCCATTGTTATTTGTAACACCTCTATAACCAGAAGTGTTTGTTGCCATCTTATCTTTGTTTCTTTGTTGAACTGATTTACTAACCCATCTACAATTAGAAGGTGTGTAACCTTTTGTTACATCTATTCTATCTAACTCTAAACCTTTCTTATATCCTGACTTAGCCCACTTATAGAATCCTTCAAACTCTTCCCATTCTTTACTGTAACTTAAACCTTTGTAATCTTTATGAGTTTTAGTAGGGTGGTTTATTCTCTTCTTCATGTTTGCCCAAACACTATATAGTTGTTCATTGTTAAGTTCTGTCTCTATTAACTCTTTGAACTTCATTTTTTCTCCTTACAATTATCGAAATGATGTACTGTCATCTGGGAACCTTTTCCAATAAGACCACAATGAGGACATTCTTTAGTCTTATACTCTCTCTTTTTCTTGTGTTTTCTGTTATCTAAAATAGCAGGGTCTATATTAGGATTTTCTTTACAATTGTCGAAATGATATCTTTTCATTGGGGAAATATATCCTACTAATTTACAATGTGGACATTGAACTTCTGTTTTTACAAATTTTTTCTTTTTTGACTCTGAAAGGTTTTTCTTATGTTCATCGGACATAGGACCCGTTTTAATGCCTTTCCTTTTACTGTGTGCTGCTCTTAAGTTTTCTAAATGGTCCTCTGTTAATTTCTTACCTTTTTGTATATCACTCAAATATTTTTTCATTTCATCAGTTGTTTTATAATCTAGTTCGTTAATTCTTTTTTTGATTTTATCTTTGTGTTCTTGTGATAATTGTTTACCTTTATGTGCATTGGATATCTTCTCTTTTGTTTTGTCTGACATAGGGTTTCTTTTTAGTGCCGATTCTCTCATTTTTTCTAATGTACTGTCTGTATGTTTATATCCTATAGGTAACCCAGAAGCAAATGAACATCCTGTTTCAGGTACTTGATTTGCCCACTTATCACTTTCTACTATATTATTTTCCTTACTAAACTCTACAGCCTTGTTATATAGTTCATCACATTCATTTTCAGTCTCATAATATATTTCAGTAGTAACATCATAACCATATTTTTTTATGTGTTTCTTCCATTCTACACCTGACCCTTTATATGTATATGGGTTTTCTTTGATTGTTTTACAGAAATACTTATGTCCTGTGATATTGTGAGTTTTGATTAATAATCTTATCATTTTGTACTCTTTTTGTGTTTAGATAACATAAGAGTGTGAAGTTAGCGGGTTCACATTAAGTAAGTAGATTAGAACCCGCTAGAGTAATCTACTTACTTAATATCTCTTATATTTCACTAGTATTTATAATAGGTGAAAGTCCACCTTATCTTTCACCTTAAAACTAACTTAAATTATTTTATTTTGTCTATAAATTCTTTAAATTCTTCGTTCCAACTGTATTCATCCAAATACTCTTCAAGTGACTTAACACCATACATATATGTGTTTGCTTGAGTATCCCTATGTATGTTGTCATCCAACCACCATTTAAGTACTTTACTATCACTTGAACCTCCAACCAGTTCACAAAACTTATCTACTGCTCTATCATAAATCTCTTGTATTTCTTTTAGAGGTTCGTTTGTTTGTCTTTTTTGTTCGGTCATATAACCAATAATATTATTATCTTTATCAGTTTCTTCTCTTAGTGAAACTACACCTGAATATGACATATATCCATTTGAGTCTCTTTTATACCTTTCATATCCTTCTCTAGTGTCACCATATTTTTTATTTTTTTCATCGTCCCAAATGATTTCTTTGATGTATCTATGAGTAGTGTTATAAATTGCTTCACCTCTATGTTCTTCAATTTCTTGTAAGAAACTTCCAAGAGGTGTATTTCTAGGTTTTCTATTTTTACCCATTGCTTTTAATAAGTCTTTCATGTTAAACCTTTTTAGGTCTTCCACCTTTGTTTTTCTTAGGTCTTTGTAACATAATTTTACTTTTGCCTTCATTTGCTATAATAGGTGTAATAATTACATCATAAAACATATCTTTTCTACTTGTGATATTATTATACAGTGCTTCGATAGCATCTTCTATTTTCATACCTGAGATGAAATTTATACCTCTAAGATACACTATTTCTTCATTTGTTAAACCCATTGTAATCATTGAGTTGTTTACTACTTCATACATTATTCTACATCCTTTATTTCAAATCTTTTTATAACATTATATGTATTTTCACCAGGATATCCGAGTGGATTACATAAAAAGTTACAACCATTTTCCGTCTCATCTACTCTATCGTGAGTATGCCCATAAACCCAATATTTTGGTTTTAATCTTTCAACATATTCACTTCCATCAAAATAGTAAAATGAACTTGCTAAATCCTCTTTATATCTTTGTCTCATATTGTCAGGTATTCTAGGAGCATAGTGTGTAATCATTACATCTACAGCATCTATTTTATCTAACTTTTCTTTTTGACTCTTAAAGAAATCTAAAGGTTTAAATGATGGAACTGAATAACTACCACCATAAGCAGTTGGAACCTTAATATGGTCTTTACCTTCCCAATATATAAGATTTGCATCATTCATAACATTTTCCCAATGACCTAACAATTCACCATCCGTCATATCTGAACATAATGTCTTAGCAAATGAACCATCCCAGTGCATTCCAGCACCACCAAAGTTGATACCATTAATGTTAACAACATTACCATCTAAATAGTGAAACCCTTCATTTTCTCTACAAAATGCTTTCATTTAAGTACTCTACTCCAAGAGTTCAACCCATATTTTTTTCTACTACCATTTGAAAGAAGGTACATATCATGGTTCCCTGGTACTAAAAATATATGTTTGTAGTACTCTTTAAGTCTCTTTAAGAATGTTATGTCTTGACTGTAGTAGTGACCTAAGTCTCCTGCAATGATTAATACATCACCCTCTTTTGGTAGGATGTAACTGAAAAGTTGGTCTATTTGTTTTTGTAATTTTGGTGATTGACCATTTACTTCTCTACACCAGAAGTCGATATGTGTGTCACTGATGTAATCTATTGTCATCGTACTCTCTCCAATTGGTACAACTCATACTCATAATAATCCCAACCTTTTTCTTTGATACATAACATAGCAAATTGTACTGCATCATCATCTGTTTGTGATATTACTTCTGTTTGAAATTTGTGTCCATCTTTTGATTGTAGTGTTACTTTATATTCTTTCATAATTAACCTTTATAAGTATCTTTCTGTTTTAAAGCAATATGCTTTCCAATGTTTATATAGTCTGTTATATTTGTAACCAAAATTATGAGTATCGTTTTTTACAAAATCACCTTTAATATCTTTAAATTCTTCTATATCTTTAGATGTTCCTATAACATTACCATCTTTAATAATAGACCAAATGCCACCTACTTTACTAAATTTATAATATTTAGGAAATGTGAGCTTTGGTGTTGGTATATAGTCAGTTTCTTCATTTCTATAGTATTTTGGTCTAGTGCTATTAAAGTACAAATTTACTCCTTGTTCTAATATAATAATTATACTATATCAAAACTTAGAGTTTACTTAATTATGTACAACTTTCACAAACTTCTTCGTCTGCACCATTTTTAATCTGTTTTAAGTAGTAGAATGTTTTCATACCATATGAGAACCCTTCAATATGTATGTCCATTAATTCTTCTAATGAATCTGGGTACTTAACATATAAGTTAACAGATTGACTTTGGTCTAACCATTTTTGTCTAACTGCAGCTGCTCTAACTAACATTAATTGGTCACAATCAAATGCTTTTTTGTAGTACTGATTGTTTTTTCTAAAGTTAGGTACCACAGTAGGAATGTTAATTGTTCCTTCTTCTTTATAAAAGAAATCTGAAATTGGTTCAATACTTTCAACTGCATTAATTGCTTTACCACTTGTAGCAGTAGGAGCAATAGCCATAAGAGTAGCATTTCTAATACCATAAGTAATAATGTTATCTCTTAAATCGTCCCATCTTGTCATATCAGGTTCATAACTTGTTAACGCATCAACATTTGGATGTCTTCTGTCAAATGGAATTTGACCTTCTGACCAAGCAGTCTCATAAAACTTCTCAAATCTACCTTTTTCTTTTGCTAGTTCACAACTTGCAGAAATAGTGTAGTATGATAAATCATCAAATAGCTTATCTGTTTCCTCTAATGCATCTTGACTATCAAATTCAAGTTGATTTAAAGCTAAGTAGTTAGCATAGTTAAGAACTCCAATACCTTCATATCTGTACTGTAAGTTAGAATTTTTACCTTCTTTAACTGGGTACACTGCTAAATCAACTGTGTTATCAATTGCTCTTACAACGATATTAGCAAGAACTTGTTTTTCTTCATCTGTCATAGAGTGCCATTTTTCAAGGTTATAAGAACTTAAGTTACAAAGTGCAATTTCACCAGCTTCATATCTCTTAACAATTCTTCTTTCACCATTTTCCATTGTAAATAACTCTTCGTTAACAAGTTTACTAGGTCTAGATGGTAATGTAATTTCTTGACATAAATTTGATGAATTTACATATCTGTTTAACATACCTTGATAATTTACATTTTCCTCGTGGAATAAGTAAATGTTACCTGTTTCAGTTCTTTCTTTCATAAGTTTAAACCAAAAGTCTCTAGCATTCATTGTTTTTCTTTTAACACTAGGTTTGTTTTCTAAATCTGTATATGCCTTAATAAATTCTTCACCTACAACCCCTTGTAAACTTTCTGCTTCTTTTGGGTCAAAGAATGAAATATCTTCATCTTTAATGTATCTATCAATTAAAATTTCATTTACTTTTACCGAGTACTTAAGTCCTCTTGCTCTATTTTCATCAGTACCACCATTTGATTTTAATACAATTAAGTCATTAAAGTCAATGTGCCACCATGGATAAGTAACAACACAAGAACCTGGTCTTTTACCACCTTGATTAAATGCTTTCATAGTACTTTCAACAATCTTAATAAATGGAACTGGTCCACTTGAATACCCTTGGTTACCTAAGATATATGAACCTTTTGCTCTTAATCTAGAAATGTCTAAAGCAGTTCCACCTTTGTATTTAGAGTATATCCCTAAATTCTTGTTACTGTCAAGAATTGAATGTGTATCATCATCTAACTGATTTAATACACACGAACTTAATTGTTGTTCTGGTGTACCTGCATTCAACATAATAGGTGTAGCAAGTGTTGCTTGATGTTTAGAAATTACATCATATAATTCTTTAACTCTATGTGTTCTGTGTTTTTCATTAACATTAAGTGCCATAGCAACTCTCATATAAGTATGTTGTGGTAACTCTAATTTTTTTGTTTTAGAGTAATTCATACAATACTTATCCCAAAAAGTAGTAATACCTTTATAATTAAATAAATAATCTCTTTGAGGGTCTAAATACTCATTTAATTCATTTATTTCTTCTTCTGTATAACTTCTATAAGTATCTTTATCATAAATTTTATGTGAAATACCTTTTTCTAAAACATCATTTAAATGTGGATATGTTCTATCTTTAATATTCCATGATTCTTTATACATTTCTAAAAGTGTAAGCTTTGCAGCAACATCTTCCCAACCTGGAAATAATAATGAAATTTTGTTTACTGCTGTTACAACAAGTTGCTTAAACATATCTTTAACATGAATTTCATTATGTAACTTAATTTGTGTGTCATTTAATAATTCATCTGCTAATGTCTCATTACCATCACACGCCCACATAGCAACTTTTCTCATTTTTTGTGGCATATAAACTTCTTTATCACCACTTCTTTTAATTACTATAATTTTGTCTGCTTGGGCAACATCGTTTTCAATGTTTGATATTTCTAATTCAGATTTTTCCCTTGCAGCAGTGTTTAATGTTTTAAGGTCTATTTTATTATATCTTTTTCTATTATTTTTTTTCATATTATGCCTTTTTCATTTTAAATGATTGTCTTTGAGTACTAAAATTATATTCATCTTTATATAAATCTTTATATTTAACAGTTTCTCCGTCAGTGACATCATTTACTAAAATACCAATATTATAATTTGTTGCTTCTGCTTCTTGTTGTGCAGTGTTATCTTTATTAATGTCTTTATATGATTCAAACCAATCAACTACATCACTTTTAACTGCATCAGGATAAATAGTTTCGCCTGATATTGTCTTAACTCTATTATTTGCATAATATTTAATAAAATTGTCCATTACAGGTAATGTTAATGTAGGAATATTTCCAAACGATAATAAGTGTTCACCCCAAGAAACTTCATCTTCTACAACTTCTTTAAATACATTTATTACCATTTCTTTATACCATCCAGATTCAAACAGTTCTGAGAATCCTTCACTTGGTTCTTTTTTAAGAATGTTAATAGTACCTGCCATAACAGCAACATGCATATCTTCATCAAAGTTAATAAGTTTAACTATTCTAGAAATACCTTGAATTTTATTGTTATATGAATTGTTAATAACATATGTTACTAAGAATGAAATATAAAACTTAAGTGATTCTAGTGCATAAATTCTAACAACTAATTCCAAAACAAGTTTTTTATTTTCAATTGTTGGTTCATTAGTCATTTGTTTTACTTTATTAAAACACTCAACTTCTTTATTGATTCTATCATGAATCTCTTTTCTATCTTTAAGCGAGTCAAAAACAGCAGTAGCATCAGGAAATACTTCTCTTAAAATATGTGAATAAGAGAATGAATGTATTAATTCAAAATATGCGTGCGTTTTAAACATCGCTTCAAATTCTGGTGAAGTTGTTATTGTAGCAAGTACTTCATCAATACCTCTGTTATTTCCACTATCCATAAGTGTTTGGAATAAAAGTATTTCAGTTTCAATTTCTTGAATAAACTCTGGTAAATCAGGGAACTTAATTCTAGTTGAAACTAGTGATACTTCTTTTGGATTCCAAAACGCATTTCTCATTTTCTCTTCGATATTAACAGCAAATGAGTATTTTGGTTGGTCATAACGCTGAAAACCTGAATATTCTCCAAAGAATATTCTTTGTTTGTCTATACCAGGAACTAAGTTCTCAGTACATACAATACTTTTACAGTCTTTCATTTGTTTCCTTTAATATGATTTAAATAGGTATTTTATTTATTAATTGAATTATTATACCATAATTTTTGTTAATAAATTTGCTAAATTTGCTTTTTTTTGTTTTTTATATGAGTACTTAATTCTCTTACTGTGTGTATATAGTTTAGAGGTTTTTCTATGTATGATACAGCTCCATTATTAATACAATGAGTAACAATATCGTAATCAGTTAACTCATCTACTAAAATAAACACCATAGCGTCAGTTTTAGTAGTTATATCTTCTATATACTTATCAGTTTCTATAAATGTTTTAGGAATATCAGTCAGTAGAATATCTGGGTTGTATTTGATAATTGTATCAATACTAAGATTTCCACTAGAGTATGTTCTTATGTTTAGTTTATGCATAAGTTCTGTAAACTCTTTTATAATTGAATCATTATAACTTATAATCATTATAGTATGCTTATTAAGAATTTCTATATTTTTTCTAGTATCAGGCATTATTCTTAATTTCCTTGTATAATTCATATATACCTAAAATAAGTTCTATAAAATCTACTGGTTTCTGTATATACATATCAGCACCTGCCATTAAACTAGTAATTTTATACTCCTTTTCTATGAACCTTGA